TCCTTTCCATGCAGTAGCTCCTCCCCGAAGCCGAGGCCACACGTCTCTCTCCGTGCTTGTTCATCTCCGAAGAAGGGGTCGTACCCCATGTCCGGGTCTCCTTCGCGCATACGAAGAAGTTGTTCTGTTCGTGCCTTTACCGCGTCTTCCAGCGTCTTATGGATGCTGACAAGCTTCTTCGGGGACCCAGCATAGAGGCCGTAGAAGTGTCCTTCGGCGACAGTCTCCTTTTGGCTAGTCTTCGTCATCGCAGAACACCTCCTCGCGTTCGCCGTCTTCGTTGACGTAGAAAATCTTGTCGAACGTGCCAGCGTTCTTCATGCCCATGCGCTGGGCGTAGTCTTCATCAAACAGCCAACGGTTGCGGGCGCGGAAAGCCTTTTGCGCCCCTGCCAGAGAGCGGTGCTCAGAGATGGTCTCAGGGTAAGGTCCGGAGCAGTGGCATACTTCGTAATGGCTCATGGTGTCCTCCTATCCCTCGATGGGGGCAAAGTCTTCGCCGAACTTCTCATAGTGCAGACGGGCGTAGCGAGTCAGGAATGCCTGGTCGCTCATCCAGCCATAGCCTTCCTTGTGGAGCCAGTGCGACTCGTCATGAACCCGTTCGCGGAGTTCCGTGTCCATGACATCGGAGATGCGCGAGATCTCCATCCACCCGTCAGGGTAGCAGTCGGACAAGCTGACTCCGTTCAAGGTCGGCGGGTTCATGGAGCAGACCTCCACGAAGTCGCTCTCGTTGAACTCCTCGCCGTTGTCGGCGCAGGTAGCCTTCCAGCCCTCCAGCGTGTCGGTGCTCCCCGTCTGGGGGAACATGTAGACAGCGGGGACCTTGGCGTAGGCGAGAAGGTCAACGTCCTCCTCGGACGCGAATTCGTAGTCGCGGCCTTCCTGCAGGCCGTCCTCTGGCATGTAGCCGAGGCGCTCAACCTCGGCCTGCATGGCCTCAAGGGTCTCGAAGACTACGGGGTCGCCAAGCGCCTCGTTGATGTTGCGGACGGGGCGGTCACTGGGTGAAATCATGGTGATGGTCTGGCTCATGGTGCCCTCCTTGGGGGTGTTCCCCTTTCGTTGATTAAACCATACGCCCATCCCTAGTTTGTGTCAACGGAAAACCATACAAAAACAACTTGAGGCCACAAAAAAAGCGCCCCGCCGATGTGGCGAGGCGAGGTGCAGGGGCGGTTCCGGCCTGCTCTGGGGCTATGGTGCAGCCGTGGTGCAGGCGTGGTGCGGAAGCTGTGTTAGATGGTTGATATTGCTGTTGTCCGACTTCTTGGGCGGGAAGACGGCGCTTCTACCTTACCTGCCTGATTTTGCTGGATCTGGAAGCGCGGGGCTGCACCAAACCGCACCAAGTGCGGCTGAAGCGGCCTTCTGGGCTGCAGGAAGCGCGTGGGCATACGTCTCCAGCGTTGTCTGCGGGCTGGCGTGGCCCAGATTGGCGGCAACCGCCGCAACGTCTGCTCCGGCGGCCAGCATCATGGACGCCGCGATGTGGCGCAGGGCGTACAGCGGGAAAGGCGTCAGCCCTGCCCTTCGCGCGGCCCTCATCCATGTGCAGTGGTAGTTGTGGACAGTCCTGCCGAGGGAGTTCCTGCAGACGTAAAGATCCTTGTCCTCGCCGTCTGCCTTGAAGCGTTCCTTGGCCTCCGCAAGGTAGGCGGGGATGGGGTAGACGGTCTTGCTGGCCTTAACCTTCGGCATCCAGACCGTGACGCTTCCGCGGATGAAGTCGAAAGCCGACCACTTGAGCCGGAAAAGCTCCTCGATGCCTGGGCGAAGACACAGCGCCAGCGCCGTTTTTACGGCCCACTGGAGCCAAGATGGAAGATGCGGAAAGAGCTCGTGCAGCTGCTCCAGCGTCCCTGCCCTGTGCTGGTGCTCTGCAGGCAGGCTGGCGTATTTAGCCCACGGGTTCTGTGCGATCAGGTCTTCGCGGGCGCAGTAGCTGAAGACGGCCTGCAGCTTGCCGGTCCAGTCGTTGACGGTGGCGTTCACGCATCCTCCCCTGCGGGCGTTGTCGCGCACGTCATTGAGATCCTGACGCGTAAGGCTGTCCACATACCGCTCCGCGATGCACTCGGCATACCCGACCCTGTGCTTGGATTGAGAGCTGGACGTGCCTGCGACCAGCCACCTGTACTTCCGTTCGGTGGCAGGGCTTAACTGGTGGTCATTGAGATACAGCCCCACGGCCTCATACACCGTCAGCCTTGAGCACTGTCTCTCTTCCTGCGTTGCTTCATCGCTGAAAGCATCGGCCTCCTCCTTGGTCTTGAATGTTCGCTGAACCCACTTGGCGGGACGGCGGGACGTATCCTTGACCTTCACGACCCACCGCCCGTCACTCCTTTGATAGACGCTCATGCTGGTTGACTCCTCTTGGCACTCCCGCACCCCGCGAGGAACCGCTGCCTGCCCTCACGGTCTAGCAGACTTCTTTTTTGAGGGCGAGAAGCCAGCACCTCCAGCACTTCCCTGCTCTGCCTGCGGAGGTCTTCCAGCGCCCGTTCATGCTCCATGATCTCAAGCTCCAGACGCCGAAGCTCAAGCACTGTCTCGATCGCGGTCATCGGCATCCTCCATGATGGCCTCCCAGTCCTCGGCGGTCACGTCCTCGCAGTCCACAGCTCCTTCGAGCGGGCAGCTAAAGGCATCCTTGGAGATCGGGCAGAATCCTGCGTTGCACATGAGGGCTAGCGTGCTAGGGGAGAGGTTAGTCTTGTACGTCACGGTTTTCATCGCGTCCTCCAAAGCCACGCTAGCCACCAGCACAGAAGGATAGCCTGTATCAGCCTCAAAGACGTTTTGATGTACCAGATGTCCTCGGCTATCTGGCTAGCCGTCTGCGCGTCCATCTTTCAGCAGGCCCTCCTTCGGCGTTTCCACCTTGCCGAGCCAGACAAGCTCCGGCTGGCTGACAGGCTCTTCGACTTCATTGCCGCACAAGAAAAACATCGGCTCGCCAAAGTGTCTGAGCTCTATTTCGTCAGCAAGGATCTGCACGACTTCCAGCCCCCATTTCGTCTTGACCCACCAGAACTCGCGGTCGTTCGCTTCAGTCGGCATTGGCATCGTCAGCCTCCACCATCACGGATTCCCAATCCTTGGCCTCGACTTTCCCGCACCGACCATCGCCAAGATGTACAAGCGGGCAGCCTAAGTACCAGCCTACCGTACATGGGAGCCATCCGTTGTCAGCGTGATCCCTGCAGGCCTTCGCCATGCCCTCGGCAGTGTGGCAGACATAGAGCGTTACGGTGGCTTCATCGCTTTTCATCCGGCACCTCCTTCGCCTTGGCGTGGACGTACATATCCGTGAGCCACCAGATATAGGCGCAGACCTTTTCGCACTCTTTGCTCGTGAGGCAGACCTTCTTCTGCTGGCCATCGGCGCAGGCTTTGAGCCTGTCGAGCGCCCGCGCCAGTACAATGCCCTGCGACTGTTCTTCCATGACGCCTCCTTTGACGGCCCCCGCCGTCCCGGGCCTTCACCTAGACGGCAGGGGCCAGCTTCCACGGCGCGACTGCTGTTCTCGCGCCTTTCGGGAGACCGCCTCCCGAATCTGAAGAGCCTCCGCAGGGTCGACTTCCATCCGATGGTTAAAGGTTTCCTGCGGAGGCCCGCCCGTGGCCCTACGCCTTGGGCGAAATCTCTTCTGCAACGGCCTGCTCGGCCTGCCATATCCAATGCTCCGGCGTGATCTCGTCATCACCCTCGGCATCGGCAAGGTATTCGGCAAGCCAGCGCACCATGCGCCGCAGCTTCTGCATCTCAGCCTTGCAGCGCTGGCGTTCCCGAGCATACGCATCTTGGAGGCATGATTCGCACTGGTCAACTTCATCTCTACCCATAGACAGTTTCTCCTTTCCTTTGGGCCAGCTCCTCGCTCCATTCCGCTTTCACGTCCTTCTCTGCCTCGCGGAGCCAGTATTCCGGCGTTGTTTCTCCGCAGTCTTTGTCGGCAAGGCTAGCCAGCATCTCGCTAAGGCGCTTTGCTATGCGCTTCTGCCTCAGAACCTCCGCGACCAGCGCCATGCGCTCCTTGGAGCCCCACTTCTGAGGCTTCGCAACCTCTTCCCATTGTCTCGCCGTCACCCACGCGCAACGGAAGTTGAGTTCAAAGGGGCATTTGAAAAAGCCTGCAGGGCACGGCATGACACTGTTCTGCCCGTGGAGATTGCAAGCTCTCGCCATGCCTTCGGCACCCTGTTTTGTTTCTAGCGTCACTATCAATGTTTCTTCCATCTCCTGCCTCTCCTATATGACCACGGCCCTCCCGCCTCTCTCGACCACCACCATCTGGCCCTGCTTGAGCCTCTGGCGCTCACCCGTCCAAAGGTCGCACAGCCACCACTTCCCGCCGTCCTGCTCCACGCGAAGCCTGTCGGGATGCCCCAGCCAGAAACGGAACCGCCATGCCTGATGCGCTCCAGTCCAATGCAGGACGCACTCCGGCACCCCGTTGGCGGGGTCATCGTCCCAGCGCGGGACTTTCTTCACAGACATGTCGGCCTCCTGCAGATGCGCTCCAAGCCGAGCCAGAACGCGAGGGCGCTTGGAAACGGGGCGCTGTTCTTGGAGTCTCCAAAGCGCAAGCGTCCTCGGATGAAGTAGATCAGGTCGGCAGTCTTGATGTGGTCGTTCCACCATGCCGTGTCGGGCCTTGCAGGAACAAGCGCCACGATCAGGTCGGCGTTGACCGCCTGCTCGGAGAAGTGCTTCGCCCATCTGGCGATCTTGCTGTAGGGCGGGTTGCAGAAGACCCTCTCCCCGTCCCAGCAGAACTGCAGGGCATCCTCCTCTTTCGTGAACCAGCGCCGACATAGGGCGTTCTCTTTGGTCGCAGCGGCGTCCAGCGTGAACTGGAACCGCTCGTTGAGCCTGTCGAAGAGCCAGCGCGGGGTCTCCCATTCATCGCTGTTCGAGGACATCAGGCCCTTGTTAAGCGCCATTGAGGCCTCCTTCGAAATTGACCGTCCTGCCTTCCCTCGCGGCCCTCTCAGCTTCCTCGACCCAGCCTGCGACATGGGTCCCGCCGATGCTGAAGGCCAGCGACTTGAGGCTCTGCGCGAAGCACGCTGTGTCGAGACATAAAACCTTCGGCTCTCCTTCATGCTCAAGACAGCCACCCTCGATTACGATTCTTGCCCGCAGCTTTTCCATCCACGGCCAGACTTCCTGCGCCGGAACGCAGTAGCGCCAGCGAACGCCGAATGTCGCATACCCTAGACGCCTAGCCTTGAACCTTCGGTCATAGTCGTCTTCGACCGTTGCTTGATAGGCGGCTGGCACCCAGCGGTCTTGCTCTTCCTGTTTTACGGCGACAATCTGGCCCTTGCGGAATCGGGGCTCAGTCATTGTAGACGGCCTCGCGAAGCCATTCCGGCGTGGCCTCGATAAAGGCATCGCAGACCTTATGCCACATCGGCAACCGATGGTTCCTGCGTTGGCGATGCACGTTCTGCATCACGGCCAAGGAACACGACCACACCCTGCGCTGCAGGAAGGATTCCGGCAGTCGCCCCTTGATCTGCAATAGCAGGTCTGTCGCCTTCGGGTTGGCTTTGAGGCAGTCCAGCAGGATGTTCAGCTTGCTCATCGTCCAGCCGTCCACCTCGCCTTCAAAGTCACGAGGCTCGAAGCTCCGGCCCATGGCGAGGATTCGCATCGTACTCTCCGACTGCGTGACGGTGCCTACGCCGTAGGTCGCCAGTTCCTGGAACCAGTAGCGCGGGGCGCGGATGCTCCAAGCGTAGTGTATGGCTCTGAGGAACTTGTTTTCGCCGTTGCCCTTCGGCGCAAGATTGCAGGCCACGCGCTTGATGCGCTCCTGCTCCTCGGCAGGAACGTCTGCCCAGCGCTCATAGCTGGACGTGAGGAACCAGTTCATCCCCAACCCCATGAGGGCCGAATCAAGCCCCATGGGGCCTTCCAGCAGTTTGATTTCCATTCTTGTCTGTCTCCTTATCCCTGCATTTCCGCTTGGGCGCTTGCCTTTGGCAGTAGCCTCATCAGCGACAACGGCACCGCCTTCTTTATCTCCACTGTGACGATGGTGTCGTTATGGTTCCCTCCATGAGGAACAAGCAGGATCTCTGTCATCTTGAACCCGTACTTTATGCCGATGCCTCCAGAGTTCCATCCGCAGACAATGGCCACCCCCCCCGTCCTGACTATCCGGCCTATCTCGCGCTTCTGACGCGACCACCAGTTGTTCGAGGTGTCCTTGTATGTGCATTTCCGGCCAAAGCTGGCGTAGTGCTCGGATACCTGCCTTGGGCTGTACGGCGGGTCAAACAAAACGCCATCCACGCTCTGGTCTTCGAACGTCTTCAGAAAGTCGAAGGCGTCCATGTGGTAGTCCGTGTCATAGCCGTCGTTGAGATCGTTTGTGATGTCCGCGATGCGCGACGTGTTGGCGTAGGGGTCTATCCAGATGCCGCCGATGGTCTTCTTCATCCGTACCACGAGGTCACGGACGGGAGGGATGCTGAACGTGTTGTGGCTGGGCATTGCCCATGCTCTAGCTATTTTCACGGCGCACCATCCTTCATGCTCTAGTCTCCCGCCAGCCTCAAGCCCAGCCTGCCCATGGCCGTCCTGACTTCCTGCAGGACGCCCGCGCCGACGCCTCTGGTGCAGGCGAGGGACTGCGCCGACTTTCTGGCCACGTCCGCGATGGTGCGACAGCCCGCTCTGCGGAGGCTGTTCTCGGCCCTCCGGCTCACGAACAGCGCGTCCAGCCCCATGTCCATGATGACGGGCTGGGGCCTGGCCTCGGCCTCTTCCTCCGGCGCGGCCGCGATGGCGACCAGCGCCTCAAGGGCCGTGCGGATACCCGCCAGTTCTTCCCTGACGCCTTCTATGATGTCCTTTTCCTCTCTATCCACTGATCCATTCCTCCAGTTCTTCGTGGTGATAGGGCGAGGCGTGGGCGCACCAGATGCGCTCCCCGTCAATGGCCTCCTGCGGGTGCGCCTTGGCGAGTCCCCGCGAAGCCTTGGCGATTGCTTCTGCAGCCTTGTCCCAGAGGTCGCGGAAGGGCTTCACCCATGCCTCCGACAAGCGGTAGGCGTCTTCAAACGCGCAGGCTCCCATGAACCACATCCTCAACCAGCCCTTGTACTGAGTCTCGCGGGTGTCCTCGCTGTCGTAGGCCGCGCCGAAATCTGCGGCCGCATCGCAGGCCCTGCCAATGTCGCGGGCCTCGCCTTCGGGGATGCGTTCGACCTCAAGGCTCTTGTGTATCTTGGCAAGCAGGGGGCGCACGTTGTCCACGCTGGGGAGCCTGCCCCGCCAGCTCGGCCAGTAGTCGATGGTGCTGATGAGGAAGCTCACGCCAAGAACGCAGTCGCGGTGCTGTCGCGAGTCGTGGGGGCGCTTCATGCCAGCCCTCCCTGATGTCTTCCCACCTCGCAAACAAAGTATGAGGGGAACCTTCATAGAAATAGGCAATGCCGTCGCCACCGACAGTATGGCAGAAAACTTTGCGCTTCTTTCCGTCGCATAGCGTGACGGTCACTTTGTCCCCGAAGCGGAAGCGGGGCTCCGGCTCTTCATCCTGCAAGACCTTCTCCCAATCCTCTGCAGTCGTATCGCTGCACTGCTTGTAGTTGACGAGTGGACAGCTTGCTCCTGGGAACGGGCAGCAGGCAAAACTGAACTGGCTTGAGCCAGCTCCATGCTTCCTGCAAATTTCAGCAAGCTCCTTTGGCGAGTATTTCACATCAACCGTCAATGCCTTCATCTTCATCTTCCTCCATGCTCAAGGCTCCGGCGGGAGGACTTCCAGATGCGACTGAAACCCCGCCGGAGCCAGCCTCCAGCTTCGGGGAACCGCTCCCCGAAAGGTTGATGAAATTTTCCGCAGGGTATCCCGCCTGCGGTCGGGCGGGCCGAAGGGTTCAGACGGCCTAGTTCGCCGTTGCTCATATGCCTCGCGCCGTCCCATGTTCTGAGCGCGGGCCTCCACGGACGCGGGAGCGGAATGGCTAGAGGGAGCAGAAGCCGTGCGAGATCCACCATTCGTCTTTGCCGGGGTGAATCTTGACGAGTGCCTTTCGCTCTTCGTCCGTCATGAAATAGGCGGCATCTGCCATGCGAACCCACTTAGGGCATTCAATGCCACGGCAAAGCACGCGACTTTCGTATCCATTCGACAAAGAGAGAGGGCAGTAGGACTCTCCTATTTCTTTATAGTCCATGATGCGGCCTAGCTTGTAGTCGAGCATTTCTTCCTCCATGCTTCCATGCTGTACACGCCCACGACTCTCGCCCCCAGCCCCTCAACCAGGGGCGAGAGCCGTTCCCTTCAGAAGGGCACCACGTCGAGGCCAGCGTCCAGGAACTCCCATTCTTGGCAGGCCATGCCCCACTTGAGGATGTCGTGGTCGTGCTTCCGGCAGTAGGGCGCGATGCCGTGGAAGGCGCAGTGCAGGCACGTCCCGCACGTCGGGGCATCCTGTATGTAGGGCGCGTGCCAGCAGTGCATCCTGTAGTCGCACATGCCGCACTCGCGGGCAGCCCTGCCGTAGGCCTTGATCTCCACGTCAGCGGAGATGATCTCCCGCGCCTTCTCGACCAGCGCGTCGAACTCCGTCTTGCGGAAGTGGACGCGCTCGGTCAGGATCTCGCAGGTGTTCTTGTTCATCACCACGAACAGCGCCCTGTCCAGCCCAGCGCATCCCATGTACATCTGCACCTGCGCTGCGTACTCCGGCGAGGTCTCGCAGATGCCGTTCTCCTTGAAGAGCTTGAACCGCGAAGCGGACGCCGACTTGATCTCCAGTATGTGGGGCCTGCTGGTCACGCCCTCGATCACGCCGTCGCAGTGTCCGCGCAGGAGGCCGTTCAGAAGCTCGAAGCTCCGCTGGCGGCCCTTGACGATATAGCCCGCCTGCTCCAGCCATCGGAGCGTCTGCAGCTCCACGGCATCGCCCATGGAAAAGATCATCTGGACGCGCCCCTCAAGGGCTGTGGGCGTGTAGCCTCTGAAGCCGTACCAGATCTTCCTCCGGCACGTCCCGCCGATGCCGGACATGCCGAGGTAGGAACGCACCCCGCTGTCCTTGCGCCATCGGCTGGCGGCCTCGTACATGGCCTCCGCCACTCTGTCAGGCAGCTGCGCCATCTTCTCCCTCCTCGAACCGTTCAATGTTCCACCACTTGCCTGCCCTGTCCTTCCTGATGACGGCCCATGCAGGCTTCTGCAGCTCGTCCAGGCGCTCCCTCGCTTCGTCCAGCGTCTTCGGCGGGGCAGAGTCGGCAAGGCGCATCCATGCCGTCTGCGCCCTGTTCTGCGCCCACGGGCCGGACTGCCCCTCGACGTCGAGGAACATCCGCACCTGCTCCGGCAGGCCTCCCGCGCCGAGGTCAACGACGAAGGACAGGGCGACCATGCTGTTGCCCTTCTTCGAGACGAACCACGGGTCGGCGCTCATGGAAAGCACCTTCGCCTTCACGGGGCCGGACGGCGCGGGCTTAGCCTGCGGAACCTCCCGAAGCTCCACGGCCTTCGCCTCCTTGAAGACGAAGCCGCAGTGCGGGCAGACCACGGACGAAAGCGGAACGTCCACGAGGCAGCCCGGGCACTGGACAAGCTCCGGCGGGGGCCATTCGTAGCCGCAGGCCTCGCACAGTTCCGCGCCAGCCTTGTTGATAAAGCCGCATTCGGGACACTTGCGCCCAGGCGTCGCCTCGCTTTCCGGCCCGTTCTTCCATCTGACTCTCGGCTCTTCCGGCCTGCCGTGCTCCTTCCAGTTTCCCGAAAGGTCGAGCATCAGGCAGTCCGTCTTGCCCTCATGGGTGCGGAGGCCCCTGCCCGCCATCTGGACGTACAGGGCGGCCGACTTCGTTGGCCTGCACATGACCATGCAGTCAACGCTGGTGCAGTCCCAGCCTTCCGTCAGGACGCCCACGTTGCAGAGCACTTCAATCTCCCCGCGATCGAAGGCGTCCAGAATGCGGAGCCGTTCGCCGTGGGGCATCTTGCTGTGGACTGCATCGCTCTTCCGGCCTGCGGCGCGGAAGGCGTCCCGCAGGGCTTCGGCATGGGCGATGCTGACGGCGAAGGCCACGACGTGCCTCCTGTCAGGCGCATGGCGGGCAAGAGCCTGGACTGCGCCATGGACGTGGACGCCCTCGCTCATGCGGTCACTGAGCTGGGCAAGGTTGAACTCGCCCTTGCTGGTCGAGACGCCGGACAGGTCGGGTTCGGCGGCCGCGAAGATGCGGAGCGGAACGAGGTAGCCCTGCTCCTGCAGGCTGGACGTGCCGATGCTGTAGCAGAGGCTCCCGAACCAGTTCTGCTCCGGCGCTCTGCACCTGTCCCCGTAGATGTAGCCGTGGCCCAGGCGGTACGGCGTGGCCGTGACGCCCAGCAGGCGCATCTCGGGGTAGTAGTCCCGCAGAGCCTCGACCAGCGTCCTGTACTGGCTCTTCGAGTCGGCAGGAGGCAAGCGGTGGCACTCGTCAACGATCAGCAGATGGATAGCAGGCGTCTCCCCTATCCGGCGCACGAGCGTCTGGGGGGAGCCGATGACCACGGGCCTGCCCAGCTCCACGCTGGAGCTTGCCGACTTGCAGGCGATGCCGATTTGGCCTTCGCCCTCCGGCCAGACCTTCAAGAGCTTGTCCCGCGCCTGCCGGACAAGCTGCTCGCGGTGGGCGAGGATGCCTATCCGCATCTGGTAGCGTTCCATGCAGGCCTTGACCAGAGCCGAGAAGAGGATAGTCTTTCCGGCTCCGGTCGCGGCCTGGAGCAGGACGCTCCGCTCCGTCCTGACGGCTGCCAGAACGGAGTCGAGGGCGTCCTGCTGATAGGGCCTGAGAGTTACCACGGCATCTGGCTAGCGGGCTGGGGCTGGGCCTGCGGAGGCACGGGGGCCTGCGCGGGCTGGACGATGGAAGCGCCCGCAGCGCCGATGGGCTTGTAGCTGTTGATGTTCTGGTAGTCCTTGCCGTCCTTGGAGCGGATGGACACCTTGATGGTCAGCGACTTGCCCAGAAGCTCGTCGGTGTCGCCCGGAATGTTGGGATTGAGGCCCAGCGCCTTGCGGATGCTCTTGAGGCGCGAGAAGGCCATGTTCTGGAACTTGGGGTCGCTGTCCCAGAGGGAGAGGCTGTCGAAGCAAACCGCGCCCGTGCGGGGGCCGTCCTGCACCTTGTACCAGAGGGAAAGGTACTTGTCGCCGGAGGGCCACTCCTTCAGTTCGGCGTTTGAGATGGCGACGTGGTAGTCGCCGGGGGAGAGGAGGTCGCGGCCGAATTCGGAGACGTTGGTGAGGTCGTTGTTGCCGAGATTCATAAGTCACATCCTTTGCACTGCGTCTTGCATTGCGTGTTGAGGGTTGCAGGCGTCTTGCATTGCGTCTTGCGTTAGCGTGCTATGCCGAAGCCAGAATCTTGTTTTTGACGTGGAGCAGGTTGGGCTTCTCCAGCGGGTTGAGCCTGCCGGAGCGGTCCTTCGCGAGGCCGACGGGGTCGTTGGTCTTGAACGCGAGGTATTCGGTGCCGTCCTCAAGGCGCTGGCGCTCGAAGACAAGCGATTCGTCGAAGTAGCTGGTGAGGCGGTTCTTGAGTCCCGTGCCGGAGATGTCGGGCACCGGAAAGCGCCTGTTGAACTCGTCCTTGTCGATGGCGATCAGGCAGCTGAAGGCCACGCTGACGTCCGGCAGGTCGCGGAACGTCTTGATGATGTCGGTCATCGTGGCCGTGTACTCTGCCCACATCTTGAAGCTGTCGGTCTTGCTGGGGTACTTGCTCTGGAGGTCTTCGGCGCACCTGGCCGCGATTTCAGTCAGGCTGTCGATGAAGATCCACTTGTAGCCCGCCTCCTTAAAGGCGGGGCTCTGGCAGTACTGCAGGGCTTCGCGGAACTCGCCGATGGAACGTATCTCGAAGCCCTCCACCTTTCCGGCCGCCACGAGGTCGCGGCAGGAGAGCAGGCCCGACTCGGCAGAGAGGACGAGGGGCTTTTCCGGCGCGAGGCCGGAGTCCACCCACTGGCCGTCCTTCCATTCCTGCCCCAGCAGGCAGCGTATCTGGCTGGTCTTGCCGATTCCGGCAGGGCCGAGGATGAGGCAGCAGATGCGGTCCGTGCTCTGCGCCGTGATTGGTCTCAACATGGCTCTATGACTCCTTGAGAAAGTCGAGGATGGCGATATGCTCCGGTGCTACGCTCCTGCCTGATTCAAAGCGCACCATGGCGGGCAGGAGCTCCGGCATTCTCTTCACGACATCGAAGGGTTCGTCAGGCTTCACGCCGAGCTTCCGGCAGAGGAAGCCGATATACTCGGCATGGTTGTTCGTGCTGAACCTTTTCACAATGCCCTCGACGGTGTTCAGCTTGTATCTGCGGGCGTAGTTGCGGAGCACGATAGCCCCTGCCCGCAAGCTCCATTCGGGGCTTCTGAAAATGGCGTGTCCGTGGCGGTCGATGCCACACTGGCCCTTCCAATAATCGGCCCTGCCGTTGGGCGTCTTGACGTTGACGTAGTTGCGGGCAGCGCGGCTCAGCGTTCCAGGCGTTCCGACCTGTGGAGCTGGACGGGCTGCGCGGGCCTCCGCTATGCGCTTCTCGGCATCTGCAAGCTGGCCCTTGGCGACTGCCAGGCGGCCCTTGAGGTCTTCTGCCTGCGCCCTGTAGGCCAGCGCGTCCTGCATGTACCGCTGGGCGCTGAAAACGGCCTTGTGGCCCACGAAGACGCCTCCGCAGGCCACGCAGATTGAGGCCCCCGCGAGGAGAGCGAGAAGGCTTCTACTTGCCGACATGGCCCTTGCTCCCGTGCTGGCGCTCGCACCAGACTTCAACCGAGCGGTAAAAGCCCTTCCGCCCGGTCTGGCGTTCCTGCCACTGCCACTCCTTCGCCATGAGCTTGGCGTCAGCCTCGCTCTGCAGGAGGCAGGCGTCTTCGGTGCTATAGGATTCGCCTTCGGCTTCCACGACCTCGCCACTGGCGAGGGTGAGAGCGAACACGGCGGTGTAGACAAATGCGGGTGTCATGGGTAATCTCCTTGGGCTTGTTGAGTATTGTTGATGCTCATCAGAGACGGCCCCTCGGCTCCACCCATGGGGCCGTCCGCGTTTCTAGCCGATGCGCTGGAGCGAGATGCAGGCGCGGTCGAGCAGAATGCAGGCATCGCTGAGGGCGTTGATATAGTCGGGGTCGTCTTCGGCCCCGTCCTCGATGCGGTCTTCTTCGGCGTCCGTGAAGGACGCCAGCTCCTGCAGGAGGTCGGCAACGCGGCTGCGCAAAATTTCTGCCTGCGAGTAGTTGAGGCTCTTAGGCATAGGCCGCCTCCATTTCGTCCAGCGTGTGGGTGAACGGCTCCTGTTCGGCGTCCTCCTCCGTCTCAACGGGCTGGACGAGGTAGAAGCAGGGATAAAGGCCGTATCTGCGCTCAACGCAGAACTCGTTCCCGCGTTCGTCGCGGTATACGAGGCGACCGTATATGTCCCGCCAGTTGGCGGGGACGCAGGCGATGCCGTTGCGGATGGCGTCCTGCGGGAGGGCTTCGCCGTCGTGCCGGAGGTCAAGAGCGTCCCAGCCCTCGGGGATGCGGATATTGCTATGCGGCTTCATCTTCGTCCTCCTCGTCGCTGAGATGCGGAAGCGCTCCCGCCTTGAGCATGGATGCCAGGTGAAAGCGGAAGGACAGGATGGACTCGCTCTCTGCGGAGCCGTAGGGCAGTTCGCAGGCGATGTCGAAAAGCTCTGCGAGCATGGCCTCAAGGGTCGTGCGGGCGTCATCAAGACGCTCTGATATGGTCTTCTTCATGGTGGTTCCCTTGGATGTTTTGGGGCCGCCTCCCGAAGAAGACGGCCCCTGTATATGTGGAAAATTTGATGTAGTCGTTGTTGCTGGTTTCGCGCCCTGATCCATCGTCCTGTCTGGGCGCGGGGCCATCCTGTGGCCCTTCCCTCCCCCTGTTGCTCCCTCCAGCCAGGTCGGCTTGTCGCCGTTGGCTAACCGTGGTGTGCCGGGTTCTTCGGGTCGGCCTCCTTGCGGAGGTATGAGAATGAGCTGGTTGCCGTTCTGGGCGATGCGCTTTGGCCTTCCTCCCCGTTGGCAAGTCCTTTATAGACTAACGTCTAACCAGTGGCAAGCAAAAAATAGACTTTCGTCTAACTTTTTTTGGCGCGAAAATAGGCCCGCCCTCTCAGACAAGAGCCCGCCTAGACAAAAAAGGCCCCGCGTCCAAACGGGGAGCGCGGGGCCTCAGTCGGTGGTTGCGAGGGAAGGAAGCGGCTACTTAGCCAGCTTGCACTTGAAAAGCGTCATAATGCCGACTTCGAAGCTTTGCTTCCCTTTGTAGATGCCGGAGACAGACGCTTCGTCCCCCTTTTTCAGGTCCATTAGCTCGTCGGGCTTGTCGAAAGTGCATTCAATAGACTTGAACGGGTTGGGAACCTTATCACCGTTAGAAAGCGACAGGATGTACTTACCTTTCTTTTCTTCTATTTTATCGACAGTTCCTTTGATAGTTAAGTCCTTGTTTTTATATTGCATGTCAAACTTCATGCGGTTTTCGTCCAGAGCCTTAACTACATCTTGAGCATCTAATACGTTTTCTACCGCAAAAGACGTACTTGAAACAGCAAAGCAAAGAGCAAATGCTGCACATAGTGCAAAAATAGTCTTTTTCATGTCGTCCTACCTCCATATTTTTACATTAAAGCACGCGCCCAAACCAGCGGACGCGGCCGTAGACTCTGAACTGATCGAGATTTTCGTGCGTGACGGGCACTGGTGGTGAAGTCGGATTCTCAGAGCACAGGTTCCAGCCAGCCGGAATCTTCTGCAGACGTTTCACCATCAGGGCGTCGCCAAGCCCTACGGCGTAGATTGCTCCGTCTCTCGGCTCGTTCTGGCTTTCGTCTACCAGCAGGGTGTCCCCTTCCTTTATAAGAGGCTCCATGCTGTCCCCGCGGGCCGTCATCAGGACGCACGACTTTGCGCGTATGCCGAGCCGAAGGAAGAACTCCTTGCGGAAGGCGTACCAGCCAAGGGTGCTGTCATCTGTCTCCAGCGACTCGCCGCATCCGGCAATCGCGGCCACTTTGGGCACAAGGTCGAAGCCGTCCTGGTCGCATCCCTGCCTCGCCAACGAGACGCCCAGCTTGTCGAGTATGGGGCCGATAAGCTCCAGCTTTGGAGATCGGTCTCCGCGCAGCCACTTGTGCAGGTTGTCGTTCTTGACGCCCCACGCTCTGGACGCCTCCGTCACGTTGCCATCGAACTTCGTCTCGACGGCTTCCCTCACGGCGTCCATGGCAAGGGCGCTGATCGGCTGATTCATGGTCGAAACCTCCTTGCTCTGCCTTGCAGGCTTTTTAGACGCGAGTCAAATAGACCCCCGTCTACTTTTTTCTTGCCGCTTGTTAGACTTTTGTCTATAGTCGCGCCATGAATACGCTCAAGCAGATTTTCGACAGGCACGGTCTCACTCTGGCCGATGCCGTAAGGCTGGGGCTTCCCTACCATGCGCTCTACAAGCAGCTGAAAGGGGAACGCGCAGTCGGCGTGACGTGCGCCCTGCGCTACCACGAGGTGCTCGGCATTCCGCTGAGCGAGCTTCGCCCCGACATCTGGCGGCCGTCTGAAGAGGAAAAGTCCGAATGAATCCCTTCGAGGGCATGACGCCCTACCAGGCGGCTCTTGAACTGAGCAGGGCTGGCTACCACCTCATCCCCGTAAAGAAGGGCGACAAGGCTCCGCCGCACGTTCCGTGGAAGAACTGGCAGACGAAGCCGACACCGCCGGAGCTCATCGACTTCTGGGAAGACCGCTACCCCGGCTGCAACTGGGCGGTGGTATGCGGAAGGGCCTCCGGCCTCGCCGTCATCGACGCCGACAGTCCCGAAGCCGTCAAGTGGCGCTCCGAGGCCTTCGAAGCCACGGGCGTCGAGGTGCGGACGGCCCATGGAAGCCACTGGTGGGCCGCCTTTCCCAAGGAAGGAATGGGCAGCACGAACCTGCGGCACAAGGGGCGCAACATCGAGGCCGACGTCAAGGCCGAAGGCGGCTACGTCATGGCCCCGCAGTCGAAGCATCCCGACGGCGTGACCGTCTACACCATGGACCTCGCCGAAGGAGCTTCCTTCAAGGATCTGCCCGTGCTCAAGATGAAGGAAGGCTCCGGCATCGCGCTTCCCCGCCCCGCCCAGATGGAACCCATCTACGAAGGCGGCCGCGACACGGGCCTCGCCAGCTACGCAGGAACGCTCTACGCTTCCGGCTTCGGCTACGAGGACGTGCTGTCCATGCTTCGGGAACGCAACCAGACATGCTGCATCCCGCCCCTGCCCGACCGCGACGTGCTCCGCATCGCCAGCTCAATCGGCAAGGCAGAGATGCGGAACCATCCCGAACGTACTGCACAGCCTGCGCCGACGCCTGCGCCCGCAGCGCAGCCGGAAGGCGAAGCCGCCGACCCCGAAGAGCGGGCTGCGCGGGAAGGGCTCAGACTCAGGAAGGGCAGGCGCATCGAGACGGACGTGCCGGAATGGCTGGTGCATCCGGACGGCCTGCTTGAAGACATCATGGTATTCACGGCCCGCGCCAGCGTGAGGACGCACCCCGTCTTCGCCCTGGCAGGCGCAGCCGCAGTCATCGGGACTCTGGCCGCCCAGAAAGTAAAAGGCCACACTGGTCTCACCACCAACGTCTACTGCGTGGCCCTCGGAGGCTCCGGCTCCGGCAAGGACGCGCCCAAGCAGGCCGTGACGCGCCTGCTCACCGCAGTCGCCAAGGAGCTTTTTGCAGGCTCGGACGTGGCTTCCGACTCCGCTATCGTCTCCCGCCTCGCCATGCCTTCGGCCCGCAGGGGGTGCTACATCTTCGACGAGTTCGGCCTGTTCCTGCAGGCGGCGAAGCGCCAGAACTCGCCCCGCGCAGGCATCGCCAAGTGCCTGACGGAGCTTTTCAGCCACTACCGCTACGGCGACTTCTACTCCAAGGGGTACGCCGACGCCGAGAGCGGGGGCAAGGTGGTGCCGTGGCACGGGCTGTGCCTGCTGGGCCTTTCCGTGCCGGAGGAGTACTGGGCCGCCATGCAGGACAACGAGGCCGTCAACGGCTTCCTGTCCCGCCAGCTCTGCTTCCTCTGGAGCGGAGCGCCCGTCCCGCGCAACCGCCGCGTGGACGATTCCATCCCACCCACCCTGCTCGAAGGCCTCAAGGAAATCTGGGCCATCGACGGCGGGGACAGGGCACCGAAGACCAATGAGGACGGCTCGACCATCCTTGAATCTATGGCGGACCCGCAGGCGGTTCCCGTTTCGCAGGAGGCGCTGGAATACATCTCCCGCATGGAGGACGAGGCCGACAGACTCATGCTTGAAGCGGAAGAAGACGGGCGCAGGGCCGCAGCTTCAATCTACAACCGCAGGGCCGAATACGGCCTCAAGCTTGCGCTGATCCACTGCATCTCCCGCCTACGCGGAGCCTGCCTGACGGATGGCATGTCGCTGGAGGACGCCGAGTGGGGCTTCAAGGCCACCGCATGGTGCCAGGACGGCATTCTCGACGCCATGAAGGACGTGCTGGGGCAGTCGAGCTTCGCCAAATGGTGCGACGATGCCGAGAACGCCATCAGGCACTACCAGAGGCGCGAGGCCCAGAAGGGACAGGACAAGCCCGGCGCTCCGTGGCGCATCGTCGAAAAGGCGCTCAAAGGCCTCACCCCCCGCCAGCTCAAGGAGGTGCAGGACAAGCTCAAGGCCACGAAGCGCATCTGGCTCTGCGAGGGCTGGAAGAAGTCTGAGGCCTCGAAGCGGCCCCTTGACTTGTGGTGCCTTGTGGAGGAAAAGGAGGAGGACGGCGAAAATGCTTAGGTTTCAAAGGGTTGCGTCTAAAAAGGACATCAAAAAAGACGCCAATAGGAACAGCACAAGCGGCCGGAACTGCTGGATAAGACAAATAAGCCCAATAAGACAGAGAAAGTTGGGGGGCTCTAGACATGCGCTTCTAGATCTACCTCCCCAGATTTTTCCGTCTTATCTGTCTTATCTGTCTTATTTAATAATATCAATATATTATATATTTCTTATTAGATACCTATTAAGGACAAAAAGACATATCGGGTGGAACCGTATGAGAAAGGCAATCATAGATGTCATCGTGCCGAGAGGCGACAGGTACATCGAACCCAGCGAATGCAGAGCCGTCATCGAAATCGAGGGCGAGGAGCCGCGGAACGCGCCCCGCATCTTCGAGTACGGCAAGAAGGACTACATGGAGGTCAAGACGCTCTGCGCTGCGCTGAAGGCTGTCGGGGAGCCGTGCGTCATCGTCGTGGAAACGTATTCCAGGCATCTTGCCGGATATGTTGACGCGGCTGTTGACGTGGTATCCGGCAGGAAGCGCACGCGCAGCGTCTACGCCAGAGAGATTGCCAATGCAGCCAACTCGGCTGGCCACAGGCTTCTACCCTCCCGCTATGCCCCCTATGGCTGGAAGTTCGGAGCCGATGCAGAAAGCGGACAGGTGATATTCTACAAGCAGTCCGCAGCATATTCCTGCAACGCCCCCGCAACGGAGACCGTCCATGGCTAGCGTGAACGTCGCTGGCTCCGGCTCCGAGAGCGCCGAGCAGAAGGCCCTCGTCCAGTGGTGGGGCATGATGCGCCAGCATCTGGCCCCGAATGCCGTCCTGCACAGCATCCCCAACGGCGGGGCCAGAAGCATCGCTACTGGCGCACGGCTCAAGGCCGAGGGCGCGGTCGCGGGCATCCCCGACCTCTTCCTCGCCTGCGCCAGAAGCGGACGCCACGGCCTCTATATCGAACTCAAGCGGGCCAAGGGCGGCCGCGTCTCCGAATCCCAGCGGAACCTCTTTCCGCTTCTGGAGGCACAGGGCTACGGCGTTGCCGTGTGCCATGGCTGGCAGGAGGCGCGGGAAGTTATCGAGGCTTATCTAGCGGGTAGATGGGAGCCAATCCATGCCTGATCTCTCCCTTGAGACGCAGGGCTTCTTCCCTGGCAGGGGCAGGGGCTGGAGGCAGTGGGAAGACGCCTTCCTCCAGGACTTCGCCCTTGAGCTTGGCCTCCGCATCTGTGCCGAACAGCTTCGCCGTCCTCCCGCCGACGTCGCCCTCCGCATCTCGTGGCTGAACATACGCTTGCCCGAGGGCAAGGCCAGCCTCCTCGCGAAGGCGTCTCCGGCCCCGAAGCTGACGAAGAAGCCGCAGGCCGTCGCCCATGCGAAGGCCGAAGCCCCCGAAGGCTGGATGACGTGCTCCAAGGTCGCTGAGCTGGCGGGATGCACCACGAATGTTGTGTACTCTGCCATTTGGAAAAAGAGGCTCGACGCCGTGCAGGGCGACAGGGGCGTCTGGCTCGTGCCGGAGGACGCCGGAAAGGAGTTCGCGGAGGCAAGGAAGGCCAAGGCGTCCAAGGAGGCCTCTGAGCGCCCCGCAGAGGCAAAGAACGAAGTTCCCGCAGTAGTTTTGCGCGAAAAACAAAACGATGCGCCAGAGAGGCGTCCAGAGGCCGAAAACGGCAAAGCAGAAAAAATCATCCCAGCAGGGCCATTGCCGAATGAACCGCCTGCGGAGGCGAGGTGCCACGCGGCCTCTAAAGCCGTGCCCGTCAAGGGACCGTCTCCGCAGGCCATGGATCTCTCGTCCATGTCGAAGCTCGACATCCTCCGCGCCATTGCTTCGGGAAAGATGGAGGCCGCCAATGTCGGATAGGAAGGCGAACCCCATGCCATGGACGCGGGAGGAGGACGAGGATCTGATGCGCCTGCGGGCGTTGGGCAAGACCTACGCCCAGTGCGCCGCTGCCATCGGCAGGACGCTGAACAGCTGCGAGTCCAGATGGCGCACGCTGCACAGCCCGAAAAGCCGTCCCGCCCCCAGCATGTGGACGCCCGAAGAGGACGCAGAACTGGCAGAACTCTGGCATGTCCTGCCAGTGGAGCAGATTTCGGAGCGCCTGGGCAGGACGGCCAAGGGAATCTACCGCAGGGCGCACAGGCTTGGGCTGACCAGCAGGGAGCAGTCAGTGAAAGTTCCGTGGACGCCGGACGAGGACGCCGTACTGAAGGCGCACCTCGGCACCATGACTTTCGCCGAGATTGGCGCATTGCTGGGGCGCACCGATAAGAGCGTCAAGGCGCGGGCCTTGCATCTTAGCCTGCGCGGAGGGCCGAAGCCCCGCCTGCCGAAGCAGAAGGATCATATGCGGAAATGCCACGACTGCGGCAAGCCCACGCCGGACTACCGCTGTCCGGCCTGCTGGCGAAAGCTGCGGAGAAGGCTGGGATGTCCTGTAGAGGGCGAAAACATCAACGAAGAATAGCTGGAGAAAACATGGTAAACTCGTTCATTTTTACGGGGCTCATTTTGCTTGCCGGACTTGCAGGAGGCCTCATCGGCTCTGCCTGCGGGAAGCGCCGGAACGCACCCGATGTCGAGGGGAGACTTGCTGAGCTTGAGGACAGGCTGGACGCTCTCGCCGACCACGCCATGGAGGAGGCCAAGAAGCATAAGGCCCGCATCATGTCGCTGGAGGACAGTCTGGACGCATTCGAAACTCACTGCCTTGAGCAGTCGCAGGCTATTCACGCCCAGCTCGATGAGCACGAGTTCCTCATCGGCGAGACGCCCACGGGCGGCCTGCTGGGCAGGGTTGGGGCGCTGGAAGATGCCGCGAGGAAAGGGGTGCAGGGTGAATGAGCCGATGGAAAAAAGCCGTGCAGAACTGGAAGGTCTTCTGGCAGTTGACGAGGCGGGCGCTGTCGCCCCTGTGGCGGTTCCTGCGAAGAAGCGCAGGTTGAGCATCGGGGCAGCCAAGTACCTCCGCAGGGACAAGGAGCGCTTCACGTTTGTCTGGCATCTGGAAGAACGGCCACAAGAAATCAATTTGGAGGACTGATGACTAAGAAGGAATGTCTGGAGGCAGGACTGTGATCTGCGTCGAATGGCTGGTTCTGACATCAATTCTTGTCATCGCTCTTGTGTCCTTGGTGAGAGTGAACGACTTGGCGTCAAAGCAGAAGGATGTCGAAAAGACTATTGATGAACTGAACAACGAACGCATCCTGCGCCGTCTTGAAAAAGGCAAGCCAACCATCGACCCTGAAGCCTTGGAGAATGCGATAAAACAGCTTCATAGACGGCTCAATGCTTTGACAGATGTTGTGGATGAAATTCGGAACGGCTCTTTCACAATGCAATGGGAGAAGAAGAATGACTAGGAAGGAATGCCTTGAGCAGGCCATGAGAATTGTCGAAGAGATGAAGGGCTATGAGTCCCTTGTGCAGGTCTATCAGGACGCCGTGATACAGGCGTCTAAGGGCAAGGGCCGCGAGCGCCATGCCAGCGAGGGCGAGGCCTACGAGGACCAGATCATCTGCGAGGTGGCCCGCCGTGTGGGCCTTGGCTACCCTCTGGGGCAGGCCGTGAAGAAGGTCTACGAAAGCCAGCGCCTCGGCGGGGAGCGCGGCGTTGCCGAGCTTCTGGGGGCGCTCAACTATGTCGCGGCCGCCGTCATAGTGATGCGCGAGGGCTTGGAAACTGCACCCAAGGCCGAGGGATGCGAAGCCCTTGTCGAGCATGACGCGCCCCAGACGCCTGCCGAACTGTACGACAAAATCATTGCCAGCAACCCCGCTACATACGGCACCCTGCACAAGCCCACGGGCGAGGAGCTGGCAGAAATGGCAGAGGAGGAAGGCAATGCCTAGGTACACAGTCAACGGACGGTCTGAAGAAGAACACGCGCTCATCCGCTCTCTGCACTGGCACCGTGACGGCGACCGCATTGCAACGGTTCTGGCGCGTGTCTGCGACCGTGTTCGCGAGGCCAGGGCAAAGCATCCGCGCTTCGCGGAACAGGTCTACCACGCCCTCTCGTTCCTTTCTGAGGAGCATGGCGAAGTCGTGCGCGAGGTCACGAAAGGCAAGGACGGCTGGGAGTCCCGTATGGATTCGGAACTGCTCGACCTCATAGCCGTGGCGATGCGGATGCTTCTCCGCGAGTACGAGCACGGGGGAGAGGAACTGTGAACCAGTTTTGGTGTGCCCTTTATCTTCTTGTCCTGCTTTTGCTCGTCGCGTTTACCGTCAAGGCGTTCATAGACGGGGAGCGGCGCCGGAAAGAAGCATGGAAGGAGCTTCGCAGGCTTTGCTCCGGCCCCTGCGAGGACTGCCCCAGAAGCGACAGGCTCTGGCTCTGCCGGGATTGCGCGTACCGCCCGAAGGAGGACGCATGAGCGATGGATCTGGCACGTTCTGGCTGATTGTCGTGGCCATTGTATCCTTTGCGGCGTGCAGATGCTTCTCGTACTGGTGCGACTGCAAAGTTAACAAGGCGCGGGAGCAGACGCAGGCGGCATACTGGAAGACGCAGGCTGAGACCTTCAAGATGTATTGCGAGGTTCTGGAGAAGCAGCGAGAAGTCCAGCAGGAAATCATCAAGATGCTACAACGGCAGGAGAACGCATGAGGTGGACGAAGACGCCGCCGACAAAGCCTGGGCAGTATTGCGTCAGGCTCCGCGAAGGAAATCGCGTATGGAAAACCACGACAACTGTATGGCTTGACGAGCAGGAAGGCTGATGGTTGTCGAGGATAACGGCTACATCTCGTGGTCGCAGCTCATGCAGGAATGGCTCGAAGAAAACCCAACGGCATGCTGGTTTGGCCCGCTTGAAAACAACGAAGACTAACTAGGAGGAATCGAAATGACCGTTGCTGATTTGATTAACAAGCTTTCCCAGCTTGACCAGGATCTCCCTGTCTACATCACTGCCTGCAAGACAGACGAAAACGGCATGGCCTGCGGCGAAGCAAGGCTTGAGTTCCCGACCCCCGTCCTGTCCCGCATGGATGTCGAAATTGAGGCAGAACTGCCGGAAGAAGCCCGCTTGGGCGAGTTCATCCTGCTGGAGCCGGAGGACGCATGAGCCGGAAGAAGTCGCCCTGCCCCGTCGATCGCTGGGAGGCAGAGGCACGTCAATGGAAAGCCTGCGCCGTGCGTCTGGCGAAGATCTGCGCCGACCTCGTGGGGTGCTGTTTCGACGAGGAGCGGACGTGCCCCGAGGGTCTGGCCTGCAGTTCTTGTTGGATTAATAGAGCGTTGCGCGAAACTGCAAGAAAGGAGGATGCTTAGAAATGGCGAAAGAAGAGCGCCTACATAGGATTTGGTCCTCTATGAAGACCAGATGCTATAATAAAAACAGCAGGGCATATCAAATGTATGGAGCAAAAGGCATCGTTATTTGCGATAAATGGAAAAATAACTACAAAGAGTTTTTTCATTGGGCCATGACGCATGGATACGACGATAGCCTTACTTTAGACAGGATCGACAACGCCAAGGGCTATTCACCTGACAACTGCAGATGGGCCACTTTTGCAGATCAAAACAGGAACAAAAAAAATAATGTCTGGATAGAACACGATGGCAAAAAAATGGTGTTGTCCGATTGGGCTAAAGAGCTTGGCATAACTATAAGCCCGTTGCGAGAAAGGATTCAGCGCCATGGCATAGAAGTCGCCTTGTCTATGAAAAAAGGCAGGCGTCTTGGTTTGGCTATAGAATATAATGGCGAAGTAAACACTTTGGCAAACTGGGGGAAGATGCTGGGTTTATCCCCAGATGCATTAAAAGCAAGAATAGACAAGCATGGCATCGAGAAGGCTTTTGCTATGCCAAGAAAGGAGCAGTTTGTACGGCACAAGCAGAATAAAGAGAAAAATGTACAACAAGCCATAGACGAAGAACTCTTGATAGAAGAAATCCTTTTCCTCGCTGGCAAACTCTCTGAAGCCCGCATTATGCCTTCGTGGACTTTGTGCCACGACTGTACGGCATACAGCTATGAAGCCTGTAGAACTTGTTGGGTTGATGCCAGCGCTCAGGCCATACGGGAAGGGAGGCATTCAAGATGACGGAAAGAGAATGGGCGCGGAAGTGCATCCGCGGAGGCTTCAGCGTACTCGCCGCAATAGTCGGCGCGTTCATCGGGCTGGTGATAGTGCGCTGGATGGGGTGGTGGTAGGAAAAGGAGGATAATATGCCAGCAAAAACACACGGATTAAGCAAAAAAAGTCGCCTGTACAGTATTTGGCAGAGCATGAAAGCGCGCTGCTATGCAAAAAGCAGAGCGAACCGCGAGGGCTATCAGAAAAAAGGTATTATTGTGTGCGATGAATGGAAAGACGATTTTGTAGCTTTCCAGTCTTGGGCGATGGCAAATGGATATGCTAGTAATCTTTCTATAGATAGAATTAACAATGACGGAAACTATGAACCAGCAAACTGCCGCTGGGTCACTATGGAACAACAAGCTAGAAACACGTCTAGCAATGTATGGATTTCATTTAATGGCAAGACAATGCTTTTAACAGATTGGGCTGTCCAGATTGGAATCTCGATTAGCACCTTGCGAGAGAGATTGGCAAAGCATGGCATAGAAAAAGCCTTATCTATGCCAAAACATGAATGGCAAAAGGTAGCAGGCCCAGACGGCGTTACGGACACAGTTTGCGGTTGGGCAAAAAGGTTAGGTATTAATCAAAATACGCTACGCGAAAGAATAGAAAAGCATGGCATAGAAAAAGCTTTAACCATGCCCAATGGGGCCTGTCCGCCAAAGTATATACGTTGCGGAAGGTTTGTTGATTCAATCTCTGGGTGGTCTAGGCGCTTGGGTGTTGCCCATTCAACAATCAAGAACCGTGTTGCTTTATACGGCAAAGACAACGCTATCAGGAGACTTGTCATGGAGCTTGATAGTTGAGCCCTTGTCCCTTTTGCCGTTGTGACCAGGTCTACCTTGCCGAAGTCGAGGATGGGATGCTGACCGTGGCCTGCCCATCGTGCTCGATGAGCGGGCCTGTCTCCGTTGACGGTGATCCAGAGGAGGCAAGGCGGGGCTGGGAAATCCTCTGCTCCCGCATGTGCAGCCACTGCAGGAAGAACATCATCAAACACTTCACGGGGCGCATCCGCGAGCTCAAGGCCGAAGTCGCCCTGCTGAAACGCGAAGCCCCTCCAGAGGTAGGGTCTGGAGGGGCCGAGGAGTGACGGTGAGCGCATCTCAAAGGAGAACCAGTATGCCAATCTCTCTTTTTCAGGCGGCGCACCAATCATGCCCGAAACGCCCAGTTTTGACAATACCATGCCTGCGGGGCATATTTGCGGGAAGCCGGAGAAAAACTGCATAGAGACAAGAGGACAGGCTATGACCAACTTTGAAAAGTGCCAGGAGTTTGTGCTGAAGTGGGAAGGAGGCCTAAGCGACGATGCAGCCGATAAAGGAGGCCTGACCAAGTACGGCGTCAGCATGGCCTACCTGCAGGACTTGGCGAAGTCGCGCCCGTCGGTGCTCCGCGACATCATCGGCACCGCAACCGTCACCCGTCAGACAGTGAAGAGCCTCACGAAGGATCAGGCGTGGCGCTTGTTCAAATACTCGTTCTGGGACCCGTTCCAGCTCGATGACCAGCCCCTCGCCGTTGCGCTCTGCGCCTACGACATGAACGTCAATCATGGCGCGTTCAACGCGATGAAGATTGTCCAGCGGGCCGCGAACCTCATGCCCAGCGTGATGCCCAAGCTGTCCGTGGACGGCAAGTTCGGCCCCAAGACCCGCTCTGCAATGCGCTGGCTCAACTGCCCCGACGGCATAGGGGCGCTGGCGAACAAGCGGCAGGCTTTCTACGACGCCATCGTGCGGAACAACCCCTCGCAGAAGGTGTTCATCCGTGGCTGGACCAACCGCTGCAACGACATGAAGCGGCAGGCCCTCGCGTGGCTGGACTAGCGGAGGCCGTACTATGACAGACGCCGGAGACATCGGAGACGTTTCAATGTCTGAAACCATACACGACTTTGGAAGCATTCTCGGAGGCGTAGTATCAGCCCCGTGGCTCAAGGGCGGCCTCGCCTGCATAGCCGTGGCCTGCGAAGCCATGGGGCTCCCCCTCGACCTCGTGTGGGCGCTGGTCGGCTTCTTCGTGGCCGACTTCGTGCTTGGCATCTGGCTGGCCGCTCGGATGCGGACGTTTTCGCTCCGCAAGTTCGCGCGGGGCTTCGCCAAGATCCCCGTCTACACGCTGGTTCTGTCCATCGCGTGGCTGTGCCAGTACATCGGCCAGCACGTCCTCGGGCAGACGGTTCCCGTTCCGCTCTGGGCCTGCGCCTACCTGGCCATGCACGAAGCTATCAGCATCCTGACCAAGTGCGAGGCGCTGGAGCTCCCCGTGCCGTCCCTGCTCCGCAAGGCTCTGCACCGCATCAACCACGCCGCAGAACAGAAGGTCGAGGAGGCGCTGGACATCATCGACAAGCCGGAACGCAAGGATGACGGGGCGTTCCGGAAGTTCTAGGAGGAAATCAGGTGGCAGAATTGAAGGTCGAGACGTGGCCGATAGAACGGCTCGTGCCGTATTGCAGGAACCCCAGGAAGAATGACGAACAGGTTGACCGCATGGCGTCTGCCATCCGCGAGTTCGGCTTCCGCATCCCCATCGTGGCGAAGTCGGACGGCTCTGTCGTGGACGGTCATTTACGTCTGAAGGCCGCGCAGAAGCTCGGCCTCAAGGAAGTCCCCGTTGCCCTCGCGGACGAGCTGACCGAGGCGCAGGTGAAGGCGTTCCGCATCCTCGCGAACAAGTCGGCGAACTGGGCTGAGTGGGAACCTGATCTCCTCAAGTTAGAGCTGCAGGAGTTGCAGGAACTCGACTTTGATTTGGAGCTCACGGGCTTCGAAGCGGGCGAACTGGCCGACATCTGGCTGGACGGAGACGGCGGGGACTTCGACCCTGACGAGGACGCTGAAGCCACGCGCCTGGACGAGAAAGAGAAGAAGACCGTGACCTGTCCGCACTGCGGGCACGTCTTCGAGTTGACGGAGTAGCCGATGGCAGATGCGATGCCGGAACTCAAGTGCGCGTGGGCCAGCCACGAAGCCGCCAAGTGGGCCTGCGAACACTGGCACTATTCCATGTGCCTGCCGAAAGGGAACCTATTCAAAGTCGGCGTGTGGGAAGATGACCGCTATGTCGGCGTGGTCATCTTCTCGCATGGTGCGATAGCCAACATAGGCAAGCCATACGGCCTGACGCAGAACGAATGCGTGGAACTCACCCGCATCGCCTTGAGAGACCATCGGCATTTCGTTTCCGAGATTATGATGCAAGCACTCCGCAAGCTGAAGGAAACCAACCCAGGCCTGCGTCTTGTGGTGAGTTACGCTGACCCCGCGCAAGGCCATAACGGCGGCATCTATCAGGCCACGAACTGGATATACACAGGGGCTACGCCACCGCAAAGAAAGTGGCTAATCAACGGCAAACTTGTCCATGCGAGGTCTGTACAGCACAAGAAGCCAAAGAACATGACGGAATCGCAGTTCGTCAAGCTCAGATGGAAGAACGCCAAGCGCGTTATGGACATGGGCAAGCACAAGTACCTCATGCCCCTCGACCGCAAAATGCGGAAGCAGATAGCCCCGCTGGCGAAGCCGTACCCGAAGAAGGTTGTGGAAGACGCCCAGGTTAAGGAAGAGCGCGGAGGATAGCCTATGGCGAACGAGCAGAACCTCAAGCCTCAGAACCAGCGAACAAAGAGCGAGCAAAGAAAGATCGCTCAAATGGGAGGCATCGCCTCCGGCGAGAAGCGCAGGCACCAGCGCGACCTCCGCGAGGCCGTGAAGGCCCTGCAGAGCGTCGTGGTTCCGGTCAAAGGCGGTGGAGATGGCCTGACCTATGCCGAGGCCATAGCCCGCGCCGTCGGGGTCAAGGCCGCAAAGGGCGACATCAAGGCCGCCGCGTTGCTCTGGGAGTGGCTGTACGGCAAGCAGACCAAGGTGGACGTGACGAGCTCCGACGGGAGCATGAGCCCCGGAAACCAGATCAATCTGGGCGACCGCACGACCGAAGAGCTCATGCAGATGTTCAAGGCGCTGGGAAGCGGAAGCGGAGATGGACAGGGAGCTTCTTAGAAAGGCCCTCCGGCTCCAGATCTGCAGGCAGTGCTTCGGAGCCTTCGTCCAGCACGTCCAGCCCGGATACCTCATGGGCTGGGTTCACGAGCGGATCTGCGCTGAGCTGGACAGGTTCCTGCAGGCGGTCGTGGACGGAAAAAGCCCGAGGCTGATGCTTACCTTGCCGCCCCGCCATGGCAAAAGTACCTTGGCTTCCCGCTGTTTCCCTGCATACGTCTTGGGACGCTATCCAGACATGTCCATCATTGCCGCATCGTACAGCGCGGATCTGGCAAGCAGGATGAACCGCGATGTCCAGCACATCATGGAGGATGAGCCTTACGCCGAGCTTTTTCCCTCAACGAAGCTCGCAAGGCTTGGAGACCGTGGCGCTGTTCGCACTTCGGACATGTTCGACGTAGTTGGCCATAATGGAGTCTACAGGAGCGCAGGCGTTGGAGGCGGCATTACTGGTTTAGGATGTCAAATAGCCGTGCTTGATGACGTAATAAAGGATAGAGCATCGGCAGATTCTCCAACGGTACTGCAAAGCGTATTCGACTGGTATACGTCCACACTGTATACGCGACTTGCCCCAGGCGGGGGCATTATCGTGATGAATACAAGATGGAGCACCCAGGATCTCTCCGGCCGCCTTCTGGAAGCGCAGGCCAAGGGCGAAGGCGACGAGTGGCGCGTCATCAACTTCCCCGCCATTGCGGAACAGGACGAAGAGCACCGCAAAAAGGGCGAGGCCCTGCACCCCGAGCGCTATCCGCTAGAGGCTCTTGAGCGCATCAAGGCGGCCATTGGCACCCGCGATTGGGAAGCGCTCTACCAGCAGCACCCTGTCCCCGACGGCGGTGCCATCTTCAAGGACGAATGGCTGCAGAGGACGTGGCTCCCGAAGGATCTGCCTGCGCGGTTCGATGCACTGGTGATCGCCTTCGATATGGCGTTCAAGGGGACAGCCATGAGCGACTTCGTGGCTGGACAGCTTTACGGAAAGTACGGGCCGGACTTCTACCTGCTCGATCAGGAACGAGGGCGCTTCTCCTTCACGGAAAGCCTTGATGCTGTCCGCAGGCTTCTTGCTCGGTCACAGGCCTATACGCGCCACCCCGTGCGGGTTCTTGTCGAAGACAAAGCCAATGGACCCGCCGTGATTGACGTGCTGAAGAGGGAGATCCCCGGCATTGTCCCCGTCCAGCCCGAGGGGTCAAAGGAGGCCAGAGCGCATTCTGTCACGCCTCTGTTTGAAAGCGGGAACGTAGTCTTGCCGGACGCCTCGATAGCGCCGTGGATAAACGACTTCCGGCTGGAGCTTCTGCGGTTTCCGTCAGGCGCTCACGATGACATGGTGGACTCCTGCGTCTACTGCCTTAGAAACCTCTCCGCAGGTCACCGCCTCAACATCGCTCCCCAGCTCCAGCGACAGCTTCAGGGCTTCCGCTTCCGCAGGTAGCACATAGATTTGACATCGTATGCGGAACATGCTACCTGCTCCACCCAAAGGTAGCAAGAAATTATGGGCATAGAATCCTCCACAGGCTCCACGCTCCGCATCTCCTCCGGCGTTCGGGACGCCCTCGGCTTTTCCAGCGCGGGGCGCGTTCCCACGCTGGACGAGGTGCGCCGTGCGTATGGACCTCCGGCGACGCTCGGCGCACCCAACGAAGAGACGGTGCTGGCGATGGACAGAGCCATGGAGGACAGGGGCGTCTACACGCTTCTCCAGCACGGATTCGAGCTTGGCCAGTACGGTGCCTGCTCGAATTTTCTGGGCTACGG